TGTCAGGGTCATAAGCTGCTCTTTTACAAATTTGAGGTCTATTGCCCTAACACCTGTGCAACATCTTTGTAAAAAGACATGAGTTCCCTTCGAGGACTACTGAGGGGCAAGGGTCTAATAGTCCCATAAGCTCAGTAAGTAAGCGATAGAGTCAGTAAGTCCTCTATTTCTTTCCAAATATAACAAACCTAATGCGATCCCAAAGGGTCGCTTTTTTCTTTTTTAATTGTTTTTCTAACTTAAATATATAAGCCGCTTGCTGAGATATAACTTCAATCGAAGAACTAACAAAATGAGCTTGCTTTGCATTTGTCTGTAATAGCTTTATTGCATAGGGCTTGAGTAGTTCAATATCCTCTAGTTTTTCGATAAATTTTATAGACTTTTGCACCTCAAACTCACCTTCAAGGCTGTAGGTAGATGTAAGAGCCTTGATAATATCCATTATTTGACTGGAAAAAGTTTTTCTTCAATCATTTTTACTATTGCGTCATCAACGTCATTATCACTCTTAGCACTTAAGTCTTTCAATATAGAAAGCACACCTTTGCGAAGTGACTCACTCTTGCCGAATCTGATGAATAGGTTAATTAGAAATTTAGACATGATTTGTTTGTTTTTCCAAACATAGCTAATATGCCAGTAATAAACAAGAAAACTTAATTTCATGGAAGATCAAGAGCCTAGCAAAGTCGAAACCATTGTCAAAGTTTGCGTTCTTCTTTGGAGTGCAACGCTATTGTCCCTCTCATACTACGAGCCGCCATCTGGCAAAAAGATCGTAGATTTTGACCCGACCTTCATTGCAAGTATTTTTTCAGCCTCAACAGCTTCACTAGGTTTTCAGATAAAAAAGAAAAAAGATAATATAGTAGATAATAAGAATACTAAAGTTGGTATCAAATGAAAAAGCTAATTCCATTTATCATCTTTCTTTCTCCGTCTAGTGCCTTTGCTGAGATAACGGCAAAGTATGTGACCTCTGCACAGATTTCTATTGACTCTCCTTATGTAATTACAAATGCCGCACCTAGTTCATATTCTATAAGTGGAAATAATATCACTACCTCTACAGGAACAGGGGACAGTGTGGTGACAAATGGGATAGGTGGCTTGAATCTTGGCTCATTAAGTTCGGGAGTTCCATCTTTGGTACAGACTAATAAAACAGTTACAAATTCTGGTTCAGCGTTCTCATTATCGGAGTCATATCAAGCTGGTGATGGTTCTCAAAGTGCAATCACTCCATCAAGCGGTATAGCAACCCTTCCAGTATTAGGTGGACAGACAACAGTTATTTCTGGTGGAACTGCTGGAAGTTTAGCTCTTACTTCCTTATCTTCTGGTATTCATACTTGTACTGCTGGCGGTTCTGGTACTAGCTGCATTGCCTCAACTACTGTTCAGATTGAAATTGACTAGATTTTGGTTATTATTAATATTATTACTACCTCTGAGAACCCTTGCAACACCTGTAGTCCCCCAGTTCCGTAGTGGTTCTAGTACTCAGAGTTCTACTTCGCAATCAGTAATTAATGAGACAATCACTTCGCACCAATACAATTCTGGCTTTTCATACTCAGCATCAGGCCATAATATCGAATCAGCAGACCTCAATGGATATATCAATCCTTCAACAGTTGCTGGAACAACTCAGACTCTTAATGGTGTTCAGTTTAGTTGGACAAGTCCAGAGCTTGAGGCTGTGCCAAGATGGAAAATAGTAAACGCTGGACAAAGCTTTTCACTGGTCGAATCTCTACAAGGGGCTGGCCTTTCAAACGTAACGACAATAAATCGAACAATTACAACCACTACAACCACAGAAACAACCTCTGTCTTTGGGCAATAATTTTATTTCTTAGCCCTGCAAAAGTTTTAGCAAATACCACAGTTGCGTCTCCGAATAGCTCGGCTCAAGGGGTAGTGAACAATAATGCAACAATGATAACTCCCTCCAGCTTGCCCCAGAATCGCTACAGTCAAGGGATTGTTTGTACCTCGCCCAGTTTGACCATAACTCCTTATTTAACAGATGCGTGGTCATTTAACCGCCCCACAGAATACGTTACAAGACAGAATATATATGATGAAGATACAGGAGAAGTAAAATATGTCCAAGAAACACCAAGATTTGAAAAAGATAATTACAACTTGAATTATGGAATATCAATGCAATTTAATATTCCTTTGGGTAATGGTGGGGAGCTATGCAAAAAAGCTGCAAAGGTAAATATTGAAGCTCAAGAGTTACTAATCAAAAAAACTAAACTTGAAATGGCCTTATATAGATTAGAGGTATGTGGTAAACAGGCCAAGCTTGGAGTAGTGCTGACAGGTGAACACGCAGTTACTTGTAAAGATGTGAAGCTTATACCCTTACCAAACCAAGTTTTGCCTCATACTCACAAAATCGAAAAAAAATAGGGCTTTTAAATCGCCTGTAAGGGGCTTAAAAAACCCTTTGCTTATGTTTATACCTTGTCTTTTTTGGAAAAACGCTTAGTTATTTGCTTTATACCACTCTTTGCAATTCCTTGAATTACAGGGACAAGAGCCGCAGACCCACCAGCAACCAGACCAATAGCAGCAGTAGAAACAAGTACCTCAGGTGTGCCAATAAAAGTCTCTCGAAAGGGTACGTCTTCATAAATCGTGATGCACTCCGTTTTGTCTGAGGATAACTTATGACCTATGACTCTTTCAATGCGTTTAGAATTTCTGTAATCGCCTATTTGTTGATCTTTTCTACTTGGACATTCTGGGATAACTAATTCTTCTTTTTTCTTTTCTGGTGTTTTAGTCTCTGGAATATCTGACTCTGGCATAGGTGGAGCTTCATTTGTTATTGGTAAATCTTCAGTTATCACCAACTGATCTGGTCTGTAGTCGATAGGGTAAAAGCTAGGAAACAAAGATTCACCACAGGTAAGAAACACTCCGTTTGGATCATCAAGTAAAAGTTGTGTATTACCAGTGTTTTTTATATCTCTATGCTGATAAGTACAACCTACAACATCTATTTCTAAATTTGTTATTACAGGCAATACAGGATCTGGCTTGTATATCTCAGGAATATAGACCTCTGGAATATTAATTTGTCTGATACCTATTTCTGGTATCTCCATTAATTCTTAGGCTTTATGTACTCTGGAACTGTTGGCCCTGTCATTTTTGGTAAAGCATTATCTAATACTTTGGGCATAATCCCTTGTACATTATCAAGCACCTCATTCATTACTCTTGCCTTAAACTGCTCTGAGGTAACAAAGCGGTAAGCGTAGTATGAGCCGCCCAACATTGACAAGGTTAGAAAAAGAGACAACAATGAAGCTATCTGACAAATTTTTTGAAACATAATGCTGAAAGAAATTTTAAAAATGTTAATTATGCCTTTGACTTTGACAACTCTTTTTCTGATTCTTGGCTTGATGCCTTTGTATCTGATGGCTGGACTGATTCGGGTTCAGCTTCAAGAATCTGCTGTTCCAACAACTTCATTGCACCATTAATTTGATGCAGAGTGATAATTAAATTTTCTCTTTCAGAGGCTAGTTGTTGTAATTTTTCTTTAAGGTTCATAATTTAAGAATAAAATGTCTTTCCTTTAGTTATAGCAGCATCTATGTCTGTAAAATCTTCAGTTGTCCAAATTGATGCGCCATTATTATCTTTATAACCTTTTATTAGTTCAAGATGTTCTACGTTTCTTTTTATCGTATCTTTCCAAAAAGCCTCAGTATCACCTGATGCTGTTCTATCTATATAGGCAGCATAGTTCGCATCACGATTTATTAAAGTGACACTATCGCCAGCAGTCCTAAAAATGTCTGCTATCATTTCAGTTGTCAAATTCATAATAAAAATTTAATTTAATTAAATTCTACCCTGCTTCAAGGGCTGTGACTTTTACGGATAACTCCTGTATTGCTTTTACTAACAAAGGAATTAAATTGGCTTGTTTTGCTTCTAGCTTGTTAGGATTTTCATCATGAACTAACCTTAAATATTTATAGCTTGATTGTGCTGTCTGTAATTCTTGTGCGATAAATCCAGCATCAATTCTATTATCTTTAATATTTCCATCTCTAGTTTTCCATTTAAATTGACGAGGTTTTAACGTATTAAGAAAATCAAGCCCGATTGGTAAATCCACTATATCTGTCTTGTCTCTTTGGTCTGATAAAGAGCTAATAGAGGTGTCATTACAACGTAATGTAGAAATACCTGTGCCGCCTAATGTAAATTCAGCACTTGCTGTAGCTGAAGAAGATGATCCCGCAATACTTACATTGTTTGACCCTGTCGTGGTATGGTATCCAGCATTATATCCGTATGCGGTATTTCCAGATCCCGAAGTAAGTAACATATGAGAATACCTTCCCATTGCTGTGTTATTGGAAGAAGTGCAAGCATATAAAGCGTTTGTACCCACAGCCGTATTGTTGTTGCCTGTTTGGTTTTGATACAAAACATTATCACCAAGACCAGTATTTTGACCCGCTGAAGTGCTACTGTAACAGGCATAAGAGCCGATAGCAGTTAGATTATTTGCTGTTCTGTTAGCACCAGCAGCATTGCCAACCAGAGTACAAGAATGTCCTGTTTGATTTGATTGTCCAGCACTCACACCAATTGCCACATTGTGATTTCCTGTCGTGACATTTAGGAGTGCATTAACTCCGTAAGCACAGTTGTTTACCCCAGTACTACACGCCCCTAAAGCATCTTTTCCATATGCAGAATTGTGATACGCAGTTGTGACAAGATCACCTGCACCATTTCCAACAAGAGTTGTTCCATATCCAGAGGTGACTGATTTTCCAGCTTGATAGCCTATAGCCACATTTCCACCTGTGGAAGTTACTGCTGCTAAAGCATCTGTACCGATTGCAACTGAATTACTACAACTAGTGAAATTAACACCAGCCTCATCACCAATGCAGACATTTGATGACCCCGAAGTGATTGCAAACAAGGTATTGTAGCCAACTGCGACATTTTTTTGACCTGTTCCTTGTCCAGTTCCACTACTTAACGTGCTGTGCATTGCTGATCTACCCACTGCCACGTTATAACCGCCACTACCTATATACCTCCCTGCTGCTCCTCCCACGCAGGTATTTTCTTGTGATGTTATATACCTTCCAGCTTCTAAACCAATCGCAACATTTAATGATTGAGTAGTAGCAATTGCAAACGCATTAGTACCTACTGCCACGTTTGAATCGCCCGAAGTGATTGCAGTGCCTGCATTTTTACCATATAATGTGTTATTTTCTGCGTTAGTTCCGCTAAAACTTGCACCAGCATCAGTTCCAGCTTTAGTGTTGCCTTGAGAATCACTATTCACACCGCCACCAACACCAGTTAAGGCAGAGCCGTCACCCGAAAAAGCTGTTGCAGTACAAGTTCCTGTAACTGTTACACCTCCAGATACTACCTCAAGTTTTGTTGAACCTCCGAGTTGTAATTTAAGACTTCCAGTATTCGCATCATTTATAATCGAGTCCGATACGTCATGAAATATCTCAAGGTCGTCACTTGCACCAAATTTAGCTTTTACATTATCGCCTAATTTTATAGAATTATCTGATTTATCAACAAGAATATTGCTCCCATTTGCAGTTGTAAAAGTGACATCTTCATTAAAATTACTTGCTGCGTCTACATCAACACCACCAGCTAAAGAAAAAAGGTTTATCCAAGCATTATTTGAGCTATTTCTCATTTTTAAAATATTATTACTTGTATCTGCCCACAACATATAAGCAATGGTGGTACTTGGAGCAGAACCAGAACTGTTATTACTTAAAATAGCTTGCAGTACATTATTAAGGTCTGATCTCACGCTACTCCCTGAGGCGTTGTCGATTACATAGTCGTGAACGGCCATAACCTAGTTATACCAATGGATTTGAAAGTTTTTTAATTATATTTTTAAGAGTTAATTACAAATAAAAAAGTAATAACAAATAAAAATAAATAAATATTTAATCACATTCTACCCATTTTATACCAATTTTCCAAGCAAAAGTTTTTTTCTTAACTACCACGCCCAAAACCAGTTGCAGTATATCTAAAATTGCGATCTACAAAACTTGAGCCATTTTTTATGTCTATAGAAAAACCACTACCAGTAATGCTGTTTAACGTAAAGAAATCCCCTGATTGTGCGTTTTCTATTGTTATACCAATCGAAGGCAAAACAGAGTTAGCGGCAACAGTAGTTCCTGAAGCTCCTGTGAAAAAAGCGTGGGTGAAACTGACCGCCTTACTAGAAGTGCCAGATGCAATAATTCCATTTGTAGCTCCTGCATTTCCAATACTTGTTTCTGTTCTGCTTTCTAGTTGGGCTGTGTATCCTAATTCTTCTAGTTCAATGCTCTGTGCTGGATCATCTGTTAATAATTCTGCCCTAAATCTAAATGTTCTGGCAGTAAAGAAACCATTTGCAAAAGTTTGGAATTTTGTAAATTCAGCCCCATATGTACAGTTTCCGCTTGTTGAAGCACTGCTTGAAGCTGTCACTGTAAACGTGTTTGCACTTGGTACAGATATAATTTCATAATTTCCACTAGTAGAAGTTCCTGTTGAAAATGTTATTTCAACATTACTGCCAACAGAATAACCATGACTTGTTTTTGTAATGGTTATTGTTGTCCCAGATTGTGCATAAGTTGCTGAAACTGAGGTACTTGCGGCAGAATCGCTTGTAGATACTAAAAATTTTGCATTAACATCTTCTGCTTTTGCACCATCAAAATCTGTCCAAGTATCAATCAAAGCGGTTCTATCGTCAAATAAATCACTTGGGTAAAAACCTTGTGAAACAATATGTCTTGTTAATTTTAAAGGTTGCTTACCTCCTAAATCTAATTTGTTTGCAAAATCATAAGTACCAAAGGTCGCACTTGTAATTCCTAAACTATCAAAATTAACTATAGAGTCAAAATCTGTAATATCGTCTATTAAAATTGAATTTCCAAGAATCAATCCATTTAAATCTGAATCAAAACTTGTATTATTTTTTGTTCCAGCAAAAGGTGGTGAATCTGTATCCTCTCTATCAGTAAATACTGTAAGCTTTGGAAATGGGTCAGGAACACTAATTATTACTGATGTTTCTCCAGCACTAAGCCTTCCACCATCATCACGAAATTTTAAAATTACCTCTCCTTCGATAGCTGGAATAATTATTTCAGAGGAAGCACCAGAAACTGCTGGTATTAATTCAGTTGCCTTTGTAAAAGTACCAGATCCGTCTACTAGATTGCTGTGCCTCACCACCACAGATCCTCCGTGAAGAACATCAACATCTGTTGCTTTATCAAATCTCAATCTGATAAATTGGTCTGAAATTGGTTCTGCAACAAGGTTTGTAACATCTTGAGGCAATGCTGTCTTGCCTACAGTTACTGCCGTAATAGTAGATGGTAAAACACTTGGCTTTCCTAATACGTTAAGACTAAAAACTCTAACTTCATAAGTTCCTTTTTTTGTTTCAAAAATAGTAAAATCGGGTCTATTTACTCTTTCAGTTATAAAATTCTCATTGTTAAATCTATGCTGTAACAAGTATTCGGTTACACCTTGAATTGGCTGCCATGAAACAAATAATTTAGACACAGCACGATTATTTAAAACTACTATTTGCTCAGTTGCATTTAGGCCAGAGGGCGGTAGTTTTGCGTCAGTTAAAGTTGTTATTGTTTTTGTTTCTAGAGTAGAGCCATCTTCTACAAAACTATATTTTGAGGGATTGTGAACAACAGCTTGTATTTCATATTCAAGTTGGTTGACTTCTTTTACTGAAAAAACTCTATATGTTTGTAATGACAATAATGAACTCTCAATAGCCCATACTGAATTACTTAAAGGAACAGAACTAAATGCAGATGAAACAGTAATTGTTGTTCCAATAATGCTTTGTATAGTTTTAGTTTCAAGTGTGCCATCAGATAAAACTACACTCAATGTAGCTCCAGAATCGTGGGTCATATCTGTACCATGTAAGTCACCTCGATCAACTATTATCTGTGTTGTAGAGACCCCTGTGTTTATTCTTCCACCTTTTCGCACCCCCGCCCTCATAGGGTCTTGAATAGATATTATTGCGCCAACTCTTACTATTACTCCTGAATCAATAGATGTCTTGAAAGAAACTATTTCAGACTCATTAGATTGTGTGTACAAAAACCACTTTCCTAATCTGGCAGCTTGACCTCTTGAAGTTGTAGCAAATCCCTTTAAGTTACGGACAACATCACCATATTTTGCCTGTAATGCAGTATCTACAACAGTTTCATAATCAATAGTTTGAGTTTCATTATCAAAATATCCAACATTTACCACAGTTGCTTTTGTTGATTTACTTGCGTTTGAGTAAGTAAAACCCTCTTGCGATACATTGCTGAGATTGTATAGATAGCTTGGATCTGTTGGTCGATCTTGCGATATGTTTATAACGCCAGCACTATAAAATGGCATTACTCTCATTACAGAGCAAAGATCATTAATTAACGAATATGCGTCACGTTGAGTATTCAAAACTACGTTTGTTGCAAACCTTGGCTCAGTATTTCCAGTTCCTGTCATATCGTCAACTTGTTCTGCACAGTAAACAGACGCAGAATAAAAACTAAAGACATCAAGTTGTGTTGTGTCTATATGATTTCCAAAACCTTTTGATGTAGTAAGTAAGTCATATAAAATCCATGCTGGATCATTTGTCCACTCTTTGTCTGTTTTAAATGTGCCATTAAAAGTACCAGAGTAAGATAATGAACCATCAGCCCTGACAGTTGCGTTGTGCGGTATTGAGATAAGAGTACCCTTGACCCTGTACATTCGGGAAGGGACTGACGGGAAGGTTTCAGCATCAAAACGTAGTGCAGCGTAAGCAGAATTAGGGAAAGCATTAGATTCAGTGATTATTTCAGTGAAAGATTGCCAGATAAACTTGTCATTAAGAAAAGAATCTGTGCTGTCAGCAGTAGTTCTGTTTACTCTAATAATTACAGGAAAGCTAGTACCAGAGGGTAAGTTAATTTTATAATCTCTAAAATAGGTATTTGCTGCTCTTCCTTTTACTGTGTCTGTAATAACAGTTGTAGTTGTTCCATCATTTTCTATTGTTTGAATTGTCAAAGCTACTTCTGCCCCATTTATATCTCCATCATCTTCAAATTTTTGTAACTGTGGAAAAGCAATAGTTACTCTTACAGCATCAATATTTGTATTAGTTATTGTTCTTGAAACTGGTGTAGATTGAGTAACTAACACACCAACTGCTGTCTCTGATTCAGTTTCACTAATAGCAGATATTGCCGTTTGATTTGCAGTGCCAAATCTAGGCTCAAAAGAAACATTTTGAAAATTAAAATCTGAGTCAGATGGGCTTGTTCCAGCAGCTTGTTGTAATACTTGAGTTCCATTAAGAAATACGTCTTTAAGCGCACTTGTGTTATATTCTTCTGAACCTTGAGATCCAGTTGCAGAGGGGAATCCTGATATAACTCCTTCAGAAATCAGATCAAGAAGCGTTTGAAATTGCTTTGACGCTAGTTGATCATTTGTTGTCAAAGTTGCATGAGCAATGCCAATAATATGACCAAAAGGGATAGCCCCACCACTTCCAACAGCACCAGCAGCAAAAGGCATTATGGACTACCCTCCACTTGAACAGTATCAATACCAGAACTGATTACAACAGAACCAGTAAATACTTGACCATAAATTATGGGGACAGGCACACCAGCCCTGCTTGTATTAGTTATTGAGTTAAAACCAAAGTTGACCTGTACACTCGGATCACTATCTGACAATGAATCAGAAGCATTAAATGAAGGCTGTTTTGGAGTAGGTGAAATTATGCTTGTGACACCATCAATGATTAGCGAAGTTCCAATAGAAGTTAATCCAGTTGCGAGAATACCACCAAGAAAAGTAGCTCCAAATGCAGTTGCAGCAATAGCACTACCAGCAACAGCAGCACCAGCACCCAAAAGAATAGGGGCAGCAAATTTAGCACCAACAGCGATAGGAATTATTTTTATATCTCCATCACCTCTTATTCCAAATATATCTTCTGTTATTTCTAAATCACCCATTTTAATTTTATACAACTGATCTGACATATGTTTTTCTACTTCTGGAAAATTTGCAAACAAAAAAGCAAAAGCCTGTCTTGGATTATTAACTGCCACATCAAAATGAGATTGACCTAAAAATTGTCTGAGCCTTCCATAAACAATAAGTTTTCTAAGCTGCATATCTAAAAACTTTTTTTGTGGCTTGTATATATCTTAAATCATATATCTCTCTACAACTCAACTGTTTTATGTTGTGATGAAAAATTGTTTGATTTCCTATATACAATGCGACATGATTTAATTTTTTTTCTGGGCCTTCCATTAATAAAACATCATTTTCTTTAATATCATCTTTACCAACCTCATTAAATCCAGAGCCAATTAATATTTTTTCAAAATATGGATTGTTAGCAAAAGTTTTTAAACTTTTCGGTCTAGGCCAGAATTTCAGTTTTATTTGTTTTTTTTCTAAAAAATAATCGGTAATCAAACTCCAACAATCATGTTTTCCCCAAATCCAAGTTCTACCAAAAAGTCCAGACTTGTAGCCATTAGGTTTAAAACAATGCCAGTCCTTATGCTCAACACTATAAATGTAAAATGGCAGACCAAGATGCTCACAAGATGCTTTGTCAGCTTCAGATGGATGAGCAGACCCATAAGTATGAGAATGAATTATACCAATAAGCTCTCCTTGATCCTCACACTCTGCCCATGAATCAGGACACATTACAAAGTATTCGTCAGGGGCTTCTGATAGGTTCTTACAAGGCCAGAAAGTTTCTTTTCCCTTGATTATGGCCAACAAACCACATGATTCTTTAGGAAGGCATTTGACAGCATATTGAGCAGCTTTATCTTTCCAACTCATCTAAAAGTACCTACTGAAGGAAAATCTTTTCTTGTGACTTGTCTATTTGGCGCACGAATATTTTCTAAGTCAAGTGCAGACACACATTCAAACTGAACAATATCTCTATTCTCTAAAGTTTTTCTATCAATAAAGTAAATTTCTTGAGGAAGCTCTGTTGTACTTGATGGAGTACCAAAAGGATTGACCTGTATTGAATTTGTAAATTCGGTTGATGATATTGTTGGTGGATCATTCATTGTAATTGTTGCTCCCATTGCATTGCCATGAACTGTGCAATAATATCTCAGATCATTTGGTGCAGATGGATAAGCTGGTTGATAAGTAACTGTTGCCCCTGCATTTCCAGCCGTTCCAGAAACAGTTGTTGATTGCGCCCCTCCAGCATCAGATTTAATTGCGAAAGGATGTCCACTGTTTGAACTATCTGATTGGTCAAAAATATAGGTAGAACCTCTTTTCAAAGTTATTGGTAGATTTTGGCCAGAATCATTTAAAACAAAGACATTTACACCGCCTATATTCACAACTTTTACTGTGTAAGTTACTGTTTCTGCAAAAGCAGGGTCTGCTGTAGTAGTAGTTACTGACGTTTTTTGTTGAGTGAAGTTAGCGGCATCTAAAAACTGTGCCATTGTTCTATGACGAATTAGTTTTGCCCCCTGCAAATCATTAAATGGCGTTGTAGCATTTACTGATGCCATTAATGCTGTAATTGTTCCTAAAGTGTTAGAAACAGTTAAAGTTGGTCTTGGCAAAGTTCCTCGCCCTGTATATTCAAAACCCTCTGCTATTACTGGAAACTTAGTATAAGTATTTCCTTGCCAAATGATGCTGGCATTACTATTCATACCAACACCAGAATGAAATCGAGTTACGTCTGTTGAACCATGTAAAGTAGAATTTAAAGTTATTGAATAAAGTTCAATAATTGATTTGCTTGTAAGAGATTGTAACTCTGCTACTGGAATTGCCATTAAGGTTCAAATACTTGTCTAAAAGTACAATTTAAAGTTGCTCTATTGTTATATGGTATTGATTTTGTCCAAGAATCACATACATATTGGCCAGCACCAGACAACGTAACTGAAACATTACCACTGTTAGATGCACTGGAAGCAGCCGTAACAGTGAAAGTGTCAACTGTGGGTTGAGTTACAATAACAAAAACCCCATCTGTTGCCGAGCCAGATGTGTAATCAATAGTTACTACATCATTTATCGCTAAACCATGATTTGCAATCGTGATTGTAACAGTAGTATTTACTTGACTGTATGTTCCTGTCTGCGTTCCACCTTCTGCTGGTGGTGTAAAAGTAAAGCTTGCTTGATCTGCAACTCTACTACGCAAAAATCCTTCTATGACATCTGATTCTGTTTCAGATACAACAAAAGTTAAATCATATACTTTTGGGTCTTGATGTAAAGGCAAACCAAACAAAGCCCTAAACTCATACCCATCACCAAAGGCAGTTCTCCTTATTTTTGGTTGACTTGTTTTTCTCATTCCATATGTAGGACTGATAGAGGGAAAAGTTGCCATTTATCTAGTTAATAAACCTCCAGCACGTTTTTCTTTTACTAATTGAGCCTGTACAGCCGTAGCAATCACTTGACCAAGTTGACTTGCGTCAGCACTGTTACCAGAAACAGATGAGCCAGAGGCATCTACATTTACTGTAACTATATTATTAGTTTCACCGCCACCTTTACCAATAGCACTGTTAGGAATAATATTGCCACCTTTAGAACCCATTTGCAAAATCTCAGGGCCTCTTTCACCAACTATGAAAGCACCACCAGCCGATACTCTTCCACCTCTCTCTTTTCCAAACAAACCACCTAAAAATCCACCAATCTTACTTCCTATTCCAGAGACAGCTTTTTGTATAGCAAGTTCAATTAATTGTCGTTTTAAATTATTCAATACACTTGTTGCTGCATCTGCAAGAGATTTAGTACCCATTACAGCATCAGTTAAATTTGTAACAATACCTCTTTCAATATCTTCCCCTATCTTCATAAATTTACCCTGTAATTCTTCTGCCTCTTTCTTTGCCTTTTTTTCGGCCTCAGTAATTTGATCTACAGAGGTTTTAATCTTTCCATTTGTCGCTACTATTTTATTTTTCGCATCAATTTGTTTATTGTTTTCTTCAGTAATTTCTCTTTCTACACCGCTAAACTCAATTACAGTATTTTTTAATTCTTCAGCTTTTTCTTTCGCTCCTTTGAGGAAATCTTTACCAAAATCTTTAATACCTTTTATTTTTACATCTATCGGTGGTAATTCAAGACCACCTAATAATCTCTTCAAAGGTTCTGGAATAAAACTTACTATTTTTTCAAAAGCTTGTCTAAAAAAGTCAGCAATTTTTTGTGCTACTCCTCCTATTGTTTCTCTAATACCACTAGCAAACTCACCTATTGCCAACGCTGCATTACCAATCACACCTCCTATAACTTTACCTACAAAAATAACCCGATCTGAAATTTCTGTTACTGCTTCTTTAATGCCTATCCAGCCTTGTTCAAGATTAAATAAAGTTTTTGTTGCATCTATTCCTATTGCTTTTCCTATTACAGATCCGACCTCCGCAGTAAGAGCAATAATAGCTCTAAATGGGGCAGCCACTAATTTTGCAGCCGAAGCTAAAGCTTCGACAGTAACAGCAGCCACTTTTAAAGTTTCTCTGATAATTACCCCAAACTCTGAACCATCTGTTGTTAGGTTCGTAAAAGCTGTACCAAGTCTTGTAAGTTGGCCTTGAATTGTATTTGATGCTGTAAATGCAGCTTCAGCCGCAGTGCCTTGAGCATTTGCTTGATTCTCTAAGTTTTTATTGAAGCTTACAAGCTGGTCATTTAACAAAGGTAGTATTGCTGTCCTTGCCTCAACAGATCCAAAGAATTTTGCAAGCGTTTCTTCACTTGCTCCACCCTTTGCAACAAGCTCCTCTAAAACTCCCCCCAAACCTTTTGTGCTTAATGCTGTGGCACTAAAGTCTATTCCAAGCTCTTTTGCCGCTTTAGCTGCTTCACTGGTTGGCTTTTGTATCGCAGCAATAACTTGTCGTAGTCCAGCAAAGGTTGATTCAACAGGAACACCAGTTGCAGTGACAGTAGATATTGCAGCATTAAGTTCATCTATCCCAACACCAGCACCAGCAGCTATAGGTGCAAGTCGACCTATCTGTTGTGCATATTGATCTACAACAATTTTACCATCATTCTGTGTTTGAATAAATCCATCTACTAACTTAGCCGCTTGATCTGAACTTAACCCATAAGCATTGAGAACAGAGGTAGTTGCATCAGCTACAGTAGCCAATTCTGAAAATCCACCAGTTGCACCTAACTGTGATGCTTTTAAAACGTCTGAAAGTTCTGCCACCTCACCAAAGCCAGCAGACGCTACATCATAAGATGCTGATAACAAATCAAGTTGAGAAACTTGACCACTAAGCTGATTAGATAAACTTGCAAGTTTTGGATTTAAGGTATCTACATCAACTCCAAGTGTTTTAACCTTTGCACTAGCAAAATCAGCAGCCGCTAAATTTGCAAAAGTTTTGGTGAGTGCGGCAACTAAAGTTAAACCAGCAGTAAGTGGCCCTAAGGCTGTCGCTAACGCAGCCCCAGCAGTTTTAAAACCTAAAGCCGCCCCTTTTGCACCAGCACCAGCACCAAAAAAACCCTTTTGCAATATAGGTAAGGCTTTATTTGCGTCTTTTAATTTGCTATTTGTTCCGTTTACAGTTTGATTAAATTTTTGTGCCTGTGTATTTACATTCTTTAATGCTGTTATGGCTTGCGTAGCTCCTACTCTAAGTTCTACGTTTGAAACTGCCACGACTAAACAATAACTCCTTTAACTATATCTTGATTTGCGTTTGATTGCATCTGCCTCTTTTTTTTCTCTATCATATTTCAATTCATAATATCCAGCAAAAAATATCAACTCCTCA